TTCTGCAATCTCTTCTTCGAACTTATCTGGGAAGAGCTGCCGCATACGAGTATCAATAGCCTCGTAGTATTCGTCACTCTGCAAATCAACTCCTTGCTTGGCAAGTTTGTTGTGCAAGCCCAGTGCCAGACTTGTCATCTCATCGTCTGTACCGAACCAAGTGTTCTTCTTTGCCCAATCCTGCGCCCGTGGATCTACAGTAGGGGTAGCAGGTTTAGGTCCTTCTTTACTTTTTACCTCATCAGCTTCTTCCTGTAAAGAAGGAACTTTGAAATTATTTAACCTATCGGTCTTTATCTTAGCGTTTGTTATGCTCTCCTGTGCAGCTATAACAGCGTCTGTGTCCCCTGCATCATAGGCAGTTTTGTATGCATTTTTAGCCTGTGCAAGTTCTATTTCTGCTGTCTTTTTAGCTTGCTCTATGAGAGCTGTTTGATTCTTATTAACACTGCCTTTTAGTTTAGTATTCTCATCTTGTATAGATTTTACAAACCTTTCTAGCTCGTCACGTTCTCTTAAGGCTGCTTCTTTTGCTCGCCTCTCATCGTGATAACCTTTACTAAAATGCTGTATACGCTTTCTAACTTTCTCAGAGTAATCCTCAAGCTCTTCGTCAGTGACCTCTTCGGGTGGCTCAGAAGGCTTACGATTCCTGTCAGCTTTCGGTGTATCATCAACGACTTCGACTTCAAACTCATCTTTAGGCGTAGCTTTCTGGATTCCTTTATTATCTGCTCCGTTAGCTTTTGGTTCATTCTTCTCCTCGTTTTTACCAGATAGATCGACCTCTATAGCGCTAGAGTTTTCTATCTCTATGTCTTGTTTCGCTGTATCATCAGGATCAGGAAACTTATATTCTACTTTTTCAAATGCCATTTTTTACCTCTTATGCTCTCGTGATACCACGAGGATCTGCTACTACAGCCTCTATAGAGTCATCATTTAATAGACGATACTCTTTTCCAGCCACCTTAAATCGTGTTCCGCTGTTCGCTCGGAACATCACAAAATCACCTTCTTTGCACCATGCGCCATCAGGAAATCGCTCCTTGTCTTTATAGGCTCCATCACCCATATCTACAACGAGTCCCATGATAGACATAATATAGTCGTGATGTATCTCTTTATCTGTTTTCAAGACGCTAGTATTCCCATACGTCTTTTCTATCTCAGGTAAAGCTATAAGCACTCTATATCCCACGGGTCGTGGTAATTGTTGTTCTAGCTCGTCGTCCGTCAGTTGTACTACTTCAGTCATCGTCACCTTCCAGTTGTTGTTTCGCAAGGTCTTGTATATGTTGTACGCTGGACTTTAGACCTCGGATCAATCCAACGATCTCCCTGTAATTCGCATAGTCTTTTGCTGACCCTGCTTCAAGAAAATTCTGTGCAGAGGCTATTTCTGCCTCGATTTTGTTCGCTAGAACATCAAATATTGTTTTAGCCACTATGTGCCTTTCTGTAGTTTAGCTGCTTCTAACATAGCGTCTGCTTTGTCTTTCTTAGCCTTTCGCTCTTGTTCAGCCTGTTGTAGAGCTACATCAGCCTTATCTTTCTCAGCTTTACGCTGTACTTCCTGTGCTTTTATTTGTAGTTCTGCCTGTTGCATCTGTACGACTGGATCTTGTGCTTTTGCCATAGCCTGTTTCTGTGCAGCCTGTTGCATGTGAGACTGCGCTAGTTCTTTACCTGCTTTTGCTACTAATCGTGACAAGTTAACCTCCACTTCTTCTGGTAATTCCTCGTTTGGTGTGGGTAGTTCAACACCAAGACGCTCTTCTATGTCTTTTCTATACTTGAACCCAAGATGTTCAGCTATATGTGCCTGTAGAGAAGCCATAATCTGTTTTGCCTGTGGGTTCTGTCCTATCATCTGAGCGATCATAGGATCTTGCATAAACGCCATGTGTGTCTCTATATGTGCGTCTTGATCTTGGTATATAAACGCTCGCATGGGTTTGCCTTGTAGAGCTGCCATATTCTCGCTGATAGGATCTGTTGGTTTCATGTCGTCTTTTATAGGAACTATCTTGTCAGCGTTCTTTACCCCAAGAACTTCGATCATCTGTCTATGTAACTGAGGTAAGTCATATATCTGTGGCGCAGCTTGTGCCATCTGAAACACAGCTTGATGCTGCACCACCCTCTGTGCCATCGTAGAGCTGTTCGGGTCTGATACAGGGATGACATCGGTCATAGCGTAGTCTGCCTGCCGTGCTGATACCTCACCTCTTTCAGGTTGGTAATCATACTCTAAAGGGGCATACTCAGCCATTAATCGTTTTAATAACTTAAACTCTTGCTTCATAGCATAATGCACACGAGCCTGCACAGCTGCCATCGGTTTAAGTGTTCTCTCTAACAAGGCAAGGGTTGTACCCACAGGAGCGTTAGCTGACATATCCGATATGTTCATATCGCTTATCGCCCCTAATCTACGACCTTCGTTAGTTATATCTTTTAATAACGCTAGTAATACTTGGCTAGGTTCTTTATAGGGCAGTGGCATGATGTTATCACGTATGCTGCCTGATGGTACATCCACGTCCCTAAAAGACCCAGGCTCTATGGGCGTATCGTCCCCCTTGATACGCAACCCTCTGGCTTTCAACCCTCCTGGGAGGTTTGCCAAAGTTCCTGCGTCTACAAGTTGACGTATGATTGATGTACCTGCTCGTGCGTACCCACCAATGATATGTATTAACCCAAGACCATAGAAACCAAAGCCAGAGGTATATACATAATGCACAAAGTGCTGTCTTTTCAACATTAAACTGTCGTCAGGGTTCCAATTTCTTCGTATAGCCAATACTCTGTATGACCCACGCTCTATGGATACTATGTACGGCTTGGCTATACCTTCATCTGAATTGTCCACACCATCTATAATTATATCTGCGTGTACCTCGTATATACTGTAGCGATTGTCGTTTGTAAGAGAATACCCACCTTCTTCTGCTTTACGCTCTTCTATGTCACTGTGGTATGCTTGTGGCTCACCAAGGTCTACATCCACATAGAACCCACTAGCCTGTAGCTTCTTTAGTTCATTCTTCGTCTTTCGCATGACATGGGTTACACGCTCTGCTGTTTCTATGTGCGATGCTCCATAAGGTACAATCACATCTTCTGCAGGTACAAACACAGCAACCTGCCGTCCTAAGTTAGGGTCATAGTACACTTTCTTAAACCCAGATCCTGCTAGACCAAGGTTATAGAGCAGACGCTCATGCTCTGATCGGTATTCTACCATGTTCTCTGTTAGCTCGTAGTTCATGTCTGCTTTTACACGATCAGCCGCTTCTTTCTTATCTTTAGTCTCTTGACCTAACATCTTTGTTTTTACAGGTCCTTGTGCAGGAAACGTCTCACTCATTGTCTCTGCTTGGAATCGAATAGCAGCTTCTGCCAGTACAGAAGAATACACCCCACAGGAACCTTCCCACGGTTCTGTACGCTCTTCATACTTAAACCCTAACACGTCAAGACCCTTGACGAACGTATCTGCCCACTCTTTACGACTTTCCAGATCAGAGTCGATATTACCCAACAACTCGTCAGCCACCGCAGCGAGTTGGTCATCGTCCATATTCTCAGCTATGTTATCGTCAAATGCCCCCATGCCAACTACATTGTCATCGGGAACTATGGTTACTTCCATGCTGCCATCGTCCAATGTAACCATCTCAGGATTTACGATTTCTATTTCAAGTTGTTCTGTCGCTTCTTCTTCTACACCCTTTGGGGCTTGAAATAGTCCTTTTTCTACTGCCATGATTATGCCTTTCTAATTGAAGCTATGCCACCTGCTGACATACCAATTAAACCTTTTAACCTCTCCATAAAAGACTTTTCTTTAGGAGTTACCCCTGTTGGACCCACTCTAGCACGTCTAACTGCCGCATCATCATAAGGTCTATAAGCAACAGGTACAGCTGCTGGTGGTGCGCCTCTTTTCTCTAATAATGCCTTTGCCACATTCTGTATTTCAGCTAAACGATCTTCATATTTTCGTTTTGTTTCTTCATCTCTAAAATTGGCATAAGCCACTGGAGCTGCTACCCTAGGATCGAAATTTCTATCTCTAGCTGTTTTCTTATCTAATAGCCCCAACAAATCCTCTTCGTTAAAGCTTCCTTCAGATAAATACGGAGATATTTCATCTATAGCAAGATGTCCAAGTTCATGCGCCAAAACAGCTCCAGGAATATCTTTTAGTGTTTTTAACATCCTGCTTTGCTCTTCTTTAGAAAACCTGGGACTCATTATCTCTCTTATTAATTCTTCACTTTGGCTTCTATCTATATTTGCTGTTATTTGAGGATAACCTTTAAATTTTTCAGGTACTTTCTCTCCTATTATATCATATATCTCCTGCATCTTGTCTTCACTCATGAAAGACCCACCAGTGGTAGTACCAAATGTGGTAGGGTTTCTCAAAATAGAATTTTTTCTGCTTACAAGCATGTTATACGTATTGGTATATGCATCTGAGGGAAACCCTCTACCCCCTTCTTTATTCTCATCATTGTAAAAATCTACTAACTTATCTAACTCTTCATCAATCTGTACGAGCTGTGCGCTAGATAATGCTACATCCGTTTCTGATGCTTTCGGGTTCATAGGCATTTTTATCATCTTGCCGTAGTCGCCACCTGTCTTTTGTTCTACTATATTGAACCCCAACCGTCGTAGGTTATCGTCACCTATAAACCTGTCCATATCTGCTCTAAACTCTATATCCCCTAAACTCCTAAACTTATAGGGAACATTATCTCCTGAATAATCAGCTAACTCATCTGGCTTTCTAGCAGGTATACGAGCAAACTCTAATGCGCCTAGTCCTTTTTTCTGTGCCATCAGTAATACCCGCCACGTCTTTGTTTAAAATACTGTATCTCTTCAGGTTCATCACTCGGCAGTCGTATAAACCCACCCTGTCTAAATCTCATCAACGCCATGACGGTGGAGTCAACCAAGTCATCGTGGCTCATGAACGGAAACCCTGCTATCTCTTCGATTAGCTCCTCTGCCCATCGTGTTTCGGG